CTTGGACAATTACAATAATCTAAATTTAGATTTGTTTTGCGACGAATGCGGAATGTCTAATGAAGCAGCGAAACTATGTGCATTAATAGCAGTTGATGAACTTATAGAAAGTTGGAATGTAGATTTATATATAGATTGTGGCGCAAGTTTATATTGGGAAGAAGTTAAACAAGAAATAGAAAAGCTATGACAAACATACTTGATGTTCTTTCAAAAAAGCACAAACAATGGTTAGACTATGTTAAATCGTTTGGATGTTCAAACGATATAGCCGAGGACTATGTGCAGGAAATGTATTTAAAAATATACAGTTACAGCCAACGAAAGGACAACATCATAATGTTTGACGAAAACCAAGTTAATTTCTATTTTGTGTACGTTGTTTTAAAAAATATGCACATTGACGATATACGAAAGAGTAAAAAGCATTTAAAGACCGATTTAACAATAGATATAGCTGAAGAGATAAAAGAGTATAGCGAGGTAGATTTTTACATTAAAAAAGAAGCTAAAGACGCTTGGTTAAATAGATTGAATTCAGAACTTGAAAGCATAGAAGACTACACAAGGCAAAAAGCAAATCTAACTTATATAAAATTCATTTTTGAAAAGGTGTTTGTTGAAAATGTAAACATCACAAAATTGAGTAAAGAAGTGGGTATAACTTATTGGAGTTTACGAAATACAGTATTAATCATAAAAGAACAGATAAAAAATGAAATACAATCTAAATGAGCAGTTTTTGCCGAGAGACAGGGCAATACTATTATTAAAAAAATACCCGACTTATTATATAAAAAATGTAATTAACGGGAATATTGAAAAGAGCAGAAAAGCAAACGAAACTGACATCTGCAACTATTGGAATGAAGTAGCAATCGAAATTAAAAACTTAATAAAATGAAAAACAAAATAGACTTTTGGGAATTATGTGTAATATCACTTATAGCAGCTTTTGGAGTTTTAATAATTAATCAAATATTAAGATGAAAACAGCGGTAGAATGGTTATTAGAACAATTGACTATGGCAAATTTTGAAGAACAAAAAATTGTTATAAATAAAGCCAAAGAAATGCACAAGCAAGAAATAATTGATGCCTACGAAACAGCAATTGAAACAGATGTTTATAACACCCCGTTAAAAATTGGAGAACAATACTACAACGAAACCTTTAAAGATTAATAAAATGAGAAAAGAATTTCAAGATTATTGGAATGAATTAAGATTAGGCGACCGTTTGGAACTTGTGTTTAAATACACTGGCATAAAATGGCTTGTTAAAAAAATAAATCCAAATTGCAATTGCGACAAAAGAAAAGAGAAATTAAACAATTTTAGAATCAAAAGAAAATGAATACAAATGATATAGACTGGTGGTCAAATTATAGGCAATTAAACATAAGATATTTTTCTAAAGAAATTGATAGTATGAATATACAAAATGACGAATACAAAATGATAAGCGAAATTTATGCAAGAGTAAAAAATTTAAAAGTAGACTATCCCTGCAAGTGCAATCCACAAACATTGATAAGAATGATTGATGAAATTGATATTAAATTCAAAGCATTATGACAATTGAACAAACCCACAAATGGGAGCAGGGTATAATTCAGTTATTAAATTTAGACGGTTGGGAATTAGAATGGACTGGCGGAGAGTTTGAGCACTACGACGCAAAAGGCAAAACACCAAAAGGATATAACTGTATTTTAGAGTTTAAAATTAGAAATGAATACTATCCGACCAAACTATTAGAAAAGTTCAAATACGACCATCTAATGAGCCAAAAAGACTGCCTTAAGTTTTATTATGTATTTGATAGCAAAGGAAACTATTTATACTTTTTAGACCAACTAAAACTACCCGAAGAAACAAACTTACAAGCTGGATCAACAACCTACTTTGATAACAAAAGCAAAGTAAACAAATCAGTTTATATGCTAACTGAAAGTCAAGCGTCAATAATAAATAAAAATAACTTATAAAAAAGTTGTTTATAAGTATTTAATTTATATCTTTGTCAAATATTAATCACTAAAACAAAAACAAATGAAAGAATTTTTAGTTACCTACTGGGCTGAAAGAAACGATGAAGCCACTGATATTGAAACAATAATAGAAGCCTATACACTTCCAGAAGCGTTGGAGCGGTTTAAAAGCAAAACACTTTACTACAAGTACATAGAATCTATAAAAATGATTATAAAATGAGCTACGACAATTGGATCCAGATATACGAGCAAATGAAAGACGTATTTTCAAGAGACAAAGAATTAACCCACATTGATATTTCAATCAATATACAGCCCGTAAAGAGCGAAAAGAAAACAGCTAAAATTTCAATTAAAACATTTAAATAAATTATGATACAGGACAAAAGATGGGTATTACTCGAAGAAGGATACCCGCATACAATTTTATTAAATGAACAAGAAGCCAACGCAATGAAACAGAAGTGGCAAATGGTACATCCAAAATTAAAGTATTCAGTTTTTTACGATGAGTACTATGAATTTGTAGAGTTCTATTCGCCCGAAGAAAAAGAACAAATAAACCGTTTAATACCTTAGTTATGACACCAAAAGAAAAAGCATTAGAATTAATAAATAAAATGCACATTGAAAGCGATATAATTTATGTTATGTCAAAAGCACAAGCCAAAAAATGTGCATTGATAGCCATTGATGAGATATTAGATGCTAGTTTATATTATTTTGATGAATTAAGTCCTTATGTAATATATTGGCAAGAAGTAAAAAAAGAAATAGAAAACCTATGATAGTTTTAGTAGACGCAGACAGCCTAATTTGGTCAAGCTGCTACAGGCAAAAAGAGCACGCAGACGACGAACAATATCATACTATTGAAAATGCAAGGTTAAAGTTTGACGAAGTGTTTATGTCAATTGTCAACACGATAGAAGAGATACACGAAATAGATAAAGTCATAACATTTGCAAATGCAAAAGGAAACTTTCGAAAGGAAATATCAAAGAGCTACAAAGCAAACAGAATAGGCAGGGAAATACCTCCAATATTAAACCAGCTTCAAGATTACGTTAAAGAAAGTTACGAATCGATTGCAGGCTATGGAGTTGAAACAGATGACGTAGTCGCTACTTATTGGAAAAGTTTAACCGACACGTTCGGCAGAGACGAAGTGATAATAGTAAGCATAGACAAAGATTACAAACAACTGCCCTGCATAATTTACAATTACCATTTAAGCCATCAGTGCTATTATGATATTACAAAAGAGCAATCATTATACAACTTTTACGAACAAATGATAATAGGCGATACTTCGGACAATGTAAACTTTTGTAAAGGATATGGTGTTAAATGGGTTCAAAAAGCATTTAAAGACTGTTTAAGCGAAAAAAGTTATATTAGAGTAGTATTTACTCTTTTTAAAAAGATATACAAACACAAGGCACGTGAGAAGTTTATCGAATGCAAGTTGTTATTAAAATTAAAAACAGAGTAACGTTAAAACTACAAGATGGTTGCCTATTTATTCTAATGCTTCGGCAACTAGCTTGTAGTGATTGTTATATTCTCGGCTTTTTTTTACTAACAAATTCAGTTAACGAGGAATACTCGACAACTTAAAAAATAACATTAAAACAAATAAAAATGACAATACAACAAGAATATTTATTAAGACACAATTCTATTGAGGAATTATTAGACGATATGACTACCGAAAAAGCAACTGGAACAAAAAGAGTTTTTGCTGAAATAGGAAGTGATGAGAATGGTTATAGCAATTTTAAAAACAGATATAAGTTTTTTAAAGAAACTATTGAAAAAGATTTACCCGAACTAACCAAAGATGAAATTATAAAATTTAATCGCTATTATCATAGTTATAACGAGATTTATAAATGGAGTGGTTTTGATGTTTTATTAAAGGTTTTAGAATGGGAAGAATTAAAAAATACGAAATTATGAAAACAGCAATGGAACAACTTATTTATGAGTTAGAATTAGATGGCTATCAGTTTGACAACAATGTTTTAGAAAAATATGTAGAGAAAGAAAAACAGCAAATAATAGACGCTTATACTGCTGGAGAAATACGACCATACAATGGAGATAAGTATTACGTTTCAACTTTTGGCGACACCAACGAAGCTGGAATATAACGTTAAAAATAAACGATGACGGCCTATGTATAATTATAATTTCGGCCGTTATTGTTTATTGATTGTTACTGGTTGTTTTTCTTTTTTTTACGTGCAATTAAAAATAAATTGAAAGTTTCTTTGATAAAGTTTGCGTATTCAAAATAAATCATTATCTTTGAATATTATTAACAATCAAAATAATGGAAATTATGACTAAAGCGGAAATTATAACAGCAAAAAACATTGAATTAGAATGTATGCCATCTGGAAAAGTTTTTACCACTATTTGCGGTAAAGATGTAAAAGGATTAGGACTTAAAACAGTGTTAATGTACGGTGTTAATGGATGGTCAGCAACTAGACAACAAAATGCAAGTTTAGATTCATTATTTTTTAATCTTGTTAAAAAAGGAAAGATTGAAGTTCCGAGCGATTACGCAACTTGTGACAAATGTGGAGGTAGTGGAAATGTAGGATATGTTCAAGATGGTGGAGTGTGTTATAAATGTCAGGGATGGGGATATAAATTTATAAAATAATGAAAAAAGAAAAAAGAGGAGGCTCTCGCTTAAATGCGGGAGCTAAACCAAAGTACACAGAACCAACTAAAACAACGGCTTTCCGTATTCCTATTTCTAAAATAGATGAAGTCAAAAAGTTAGTCAGAGATTTTTTGGCAGGTTGCGAGAGAGAAAATAACCAGTAACATATTATTTGTATCTTTAACCTCTTAAAGTCAATAACTTAAACACTTAACGCCATGGAAATTCCTAAGTACGTCAATTTGTATCGGAAAGAGTTAGAACTAAAAAACTATTCCGAAAATACGATTAAAAACTACATTTCGCAAGTAGATTTGTTTTTAAGAAGTCAGGCAAATGTGTTTACAGAGCCTTCAAAAGTAAATGAAACTGCTATCAAGACTTATTTATTGCAGTTTAAAACAAGAAACTCGATGTGCCATTCGTTGTCGGCTTTAAAGTTGTTTTACAAAATGGTTATTAAGCAACCAATGAAGTTCCGTTACATTGAATATCCTAGAAGCGAAAGGAAACTTCCTCAAATTATCGACAAAGAATTTTTGCTTGACGCAATTCTAAAAATACAGAACACGAAGCACAAGGCGATAATAGCTTTGGCATATTCAACAGGGATGCGGGTAAGTGAAGTTTGTAATCTCAAAATAAAGGATATTGACTCCAAAAGAATGATAATAACGATACGGCAATCCAAAGGAAGAAAAGACCGTATTGTAGCTTTGTCAGTTAAAATACTCGAATTTCTAAGGGTTTACTTTTTAGAGTATAAACCAAAAGAATATTTATTTAATGGGCAGTTTGATGTTCAGTATTCACACACAAGTTGCAACCAAATTGTCAAAAAGTATCTCGGAAAAGAGTATCATTTCCATTTGTTAAGACATTCAAACGCAACGGCTTTATTAGAATCAGGAACGGATTTAAGAATTATTCAAAAGCATTTAGGACATACCAATTCTAAAACTACTGAAATATACACCCACGTTAGCACAAGTATAATTTCTAAAATGAACCTACCAATTTAATCCCGAAAGAAAAAAGTAAATGCCCGTTTTGAAATAAGTGAGATAATTACGTTGTCGTATTAGTAAATTTCTTACTTTTGTATTATGGCATACGATAAAGAATTAGTATTTAAGAGCATCCTTTCAGAAATTGAAGAGGGTGCTTCTTTGCGTTCAGTATTATCTAAGGAAGGTATGCCAGTTAGATCAACTTTCTTTGAATGGCTAAAGGATAGTGAAGAAAAATCGAACCACTACGCGAAGTCAATCGAAGCGAGAGCGGACTCCATGTTTGATGAAATGCTAGAAATAGCATATACAACGGAATCAGGCGAAACTGTTAAAACTACAATGAACGGAATCGAGACTACTACTAGTGATATGCTAGGGCATCGTAGATTAAAGATAGATACTTTAAAATGGGTTTTGTCTAGAATGAATCCTAAAAAATACAGCGATAAGTTAGACCTAACAACAGGAGGCGAAAAACTGCCACAAGTAACAATATTCCAATTACCTGATAATGACAGAAAATAACACTGTTATAATAAGACCACAAGATGGATATCAAATGTCTTTTCTTTCGTCTGCTGCCGATATCGCAATAGGAGGCGGAGCCGCTGGGGTTGGAAAAACATACTCGCTATTATTAGAGAATTTAAGACATAAAGACGTGGACGGGTTCGGTGTAGTTTGTTTTCGTAGAACAACCCCGCAAATAAAAGCGGAGGGTGCTTTATGGGATACTTCAATGACTATCTATAACCAAGCTGGAGGAAAACCTAGAGAAAGTAGTCTTGAATGGGATTTCGGAGCATCAAAGGTTAAGTTTTCTCATTTAGAGTATGATAAGAATATGTACGACTGGCAAGGCTCGCAAATACCTTTAATTGAGTTCGACGAACTTACCCACTTTCCAAAGAAGATGTTTTTTTATTTACTTACCCGTAATAGATCAGTTTGCGGTGTAAATCCTTACGTTAGAGCTACATGTAATCCAGACCCTGATAGTTGGGTAGCTGAATTTATTGAATGGTGGATAGACCAAGAAACAGGGCTACCAATACCTGAGAGAGACGGTAAATTAAGATATTTAATAGTTGATGGTGATAATTATATTTGGGGTGATACTAAACAAGAAGCTATCGAAAAAGGGTGGCACATTTTAGAAGATGTTGTTAAAAAATCAGGAATAGACCCTAACGAATTTGTTAAGTCAGTTACATTTATTTCTGGTAGCATTTACGATAATAAAGAACTACTAAAAACTAATCCAGCGTATCTAGGGAATTTATTAGCACAAGATGCAAGCACACAAGCTGCATTACTTCACGGAAATTGGAAAATGATACTTTCAGATAATGACATTTACGAATACGATTCGTTTAGGGGTATTTTTAATAATACTTATGATTTAGAAAATACAGAAGATACTTACATTACTGCTGATATCGCATTAAAAGGGTCTGACAAGTTTATAGTAGGAGGTTGGAGAGGTAGGGAATTAGTAAGAATAAAAATATTAAATAAGAGTGACGGTAAAGAAATCATAACTTCCATTTTAGAGATAGCAAACGATTTAAGGACGGCTAATAAAAATATAACCTTTGATGCTGATGGGGTGGGTGGGTTTATAGATGGATTTATAAAAGGTTCAATTCCTTTTAATAATGGTGGTCGTGCATTTCCTAATCCAGAGCTAAAGCAAGGAGACAAAGATTTTGGAATACCAGAAAACTACCCTAATCTAAAAACTCAATGTTATTACAGATCAGGTGACAAGGTAAGGGCTGGTAAATATAAGATATCTGAGGAAGTGGCTAATACTATGTATGATGATAAAATGACCGTTAAACAACGCTTTATGTTTGAAAGAAAATCTATAAAACGTAAAAAGGTAGATATGGACGGTAAGTTACAGATAATAGGCAAGGACGAGATGAAAGCTAAGTTAAATGGACAATCGCCTGATATTATGGATATGTTTATGATGCGTGAACGATTTGACTTAGATAAAACATTAGATTTTTTCACTTTTTAATAATAAATTTACTACATTTGTACTATGGCAAAAAATATCATTCAAGTTGCAAAGGATTTTCTTTTAGGTAAGAATACTTTTAATAAAGCGTTCTTTCAATATATCGGGGCGGGATATACAAATTATGATCAAGACGGTAAGACGTACATTGAAAAAGGGTATAATATGAACCCCGATGTTTACGCTTGTATTTCACAAATGGCAACCAAGACCGTAAGCGTTCCTTACACCGTTAAAAAGATAAACGATAAAAAAGCGTTTCATAAATTAACTCAGTTGGGATTAGCTACAAAAGGTAATAATAGCTTTATTCAAACAGTTAATAAAAAGAAACTTGAAACAAAAGCATATGAGGACGTTGAATTAGATTTTCCATTAGAGAATCCAAACGAAACGCAAACTTGGTCAGATATTTGGGCATTATACAAAACCTATCTTAAAACTACGGGAAACTTTTACCTGTATATTTTAGCACCACAGGACGGTATGAATAAAGGTGTTCCCGTACAAGTTTACGCGTTACCTGCTCATTTAATGCAAATCGTATTAAAACCTAATGCTAATATGCTAGGAGTTGAAACCCCGATTGACTATTACGTTTTAATTGAGGGTAACATTAGTATTAAATTTGATGTAAGTAATATCATACATATTAAATATTCTAACCCTAACTTTGACTTAAGTGGTTCGCATCTTTACGGAATGAGCCCATTAAGAAGCGCTTTAAGGAACATTAACTCTCAAAACAGTGCAATAGATAATAATATTAAAACACTTCAAAATGGGGGCGCGTTTGGCTTTATTCACGGCAAATCAACTCCACTAACGGCAGACCAAGCGCAATCATTAAAAGACAGATTAACTGAAATGGACGCAAGCCCGGAACGTTTAAGCCGTATTGCTGGTAGTAGTGGCGATATAGGATTTACAAGGATATCATTAACAACGGACGAATTAAAACCGTTTGACTATCTAAACTACGATAAAAAAGCAATATGTAATGTATTGGGGTGGTATGACGAATTATTGAATAACGATGGCAAAGCAAGTCTAGGTAGTACCGATACAAGAGAAGCACAAAAACAAGCCATTACAAACAATATTTTACCTGATCTAGTATTATTACAATCTAGTTTAAATAAAGAGTTTATACCACGTTTTAAAGGGTATGAGAACGCGGTTATTGAGTGGGACGTGACAGAATTACCAGAAATGCAGATTGAAATGGCTGAAATGGTAAAATGGCTGAATGAATCACCAATTACCCCGAACGAATTTAGAACGGTATTAAAATACGAAACACTTTCAGACGATGGAATGGATGTAGTTTGGTTACCAAGTGGAAAGCAAAGAATTGACGATGTAAGTACACAAGCATTTGACAACGCAAATAAACTATAATGTTAAATTGGGATAAATTACAGTACAAATATGAACGAAAAGCATTTCGTATCGTAAACCAACACATTAAGAAAATCCTTACAGATATTCCATTGAATAATGTATCAGTAAATACTTACAAATACTTATTTGAGGGTAATATTACAGAAAGTAAGATAAAGACTATGTTTGTCGAATTGTACACTGTTATCGGGGTTGATTACTCAAATAGAATAAAGAAAAGTATAAGTAAGGAAATTAATACAAAAAAATTAAGTCCAGATGATAGTTTAATAAGAGAAATATTACTATTTTTGTCTAATGAGGGAGGTTTAAAGATTACAAGTGTAAGAAATTCCCTTATAAATGATTTAATTGAAGCGGTTAAATTAGAGATTGAAGCACAAGGAACGGTCATTGATTTACAGAATGTTATTTATCAAATTGTAAGCCGTTCGCAGTTGTTTTATAAATGGCAAGCGTTACGAATAGCAAGAACTGAAACAACGAGCGCAAGTAATTTTAGTGCCTTACATTCTGCAAGTGAAAGCGAAATAGAACTAACAAAGGAATGGATTGCAGTAAGAGATGACAGGACTAGATTAGATCATACTTTCGAGAATGGGCAAATAGTTGATTTCGATGCTCCTTTTCAAATGGCTGACGGGAGTTTATTAGGTTATCCGGGTGATATAAAAGCGAAACCCAGCCAGATTATTAATTGCAGGTGTACAATAGCTTTTAAGGGTAAAAGAGATGCGGACGGAATGTTAATATTTAAAAAATAAGATATGGATTTCAAACAGTTGAGTTATGATCTCAAAGAATTGGACGAAACAAAAGGAATTGTAGTTGCTTATGCTAATGCATACAATAACAAAGATTCAGACGGTGACGTTTCGGCTTATGGTTCATTTGATAAAACAGTAGTTGAAAATTACAAAAGGATTAGAGTATTAAAAGACCATAACCCTACAATGATGATAGGTGTTCCTTTGTCAATAGATACTAAGGATAGTTTTGGGTTGCTTACTACAACTCAATTTAATATGAAAAAGGATTTAGGTAGAGATATGTTTCACGATGTGCAATTAATGCATTCATCAGGCTTAAATGCTGAATTAAGCATAGGTTACCAAGTGTTACAACGTGACCAAAAGAATAAAAATATCATTAACGAATACAAGTTAATGGAATATTCTTTTTTATCTAGTTGGGCAGCTAACGAATTGGCAACCGTTCAAAACATCAAAGGAATTAAAAGCCATTACGGTATATTAGAATTAATAGAAAAATC